AAATATTCATTTCTTTCATCAGGTGTCATTTTCTGACCTACTTTTGTAGAATTCAATTTACCTTTCGCAGTCTGTTCATCAATTAAGAATTTAATCTTACCACTACTCATTTGTGATTGTAAATAAGCATGAGCTTCTGTATTAATAGGAGCATTTGCCTTTACCAAATACAAAGCATCTTTTTCCATATCATCTGTTTTGAATTTTTTATACTCTTGTCCAGCTTCATCATAAGTTCCGCCTTCAACACCAAAAGGTGGCAAAGTATCTCCTGTCTCTGGATCGATCTGTGAAACTACCATAAAATCAACAAGACCAACACCAAGACCATTCGCATCAATTACAATAGAACGAGCTTTGTATTTATAATACAATTTCTTTAAATAAACTGCCTGCTGTCCAAAATGCTCTGCTTCAAAAGAATAGATGTTAACCAAACTTTTAATAGCATCACCTTGAGGTTGCGGCGTTACCTTAATGACCATTACTTCTGAGTTACAGCCCTTACGACCTACGTCGACCGCCAATACATAGTAGGCATTTTTACTTGACCTAGCACTATATTCATATTCAGGTAAATTAAGTATTCTATGTTTTTCAAAAACATCGTTTGAGAAATAAGCATTTTCGACATCTCCAGACCAAACACTTCCATACTCTCGATCGAATGAAGCTTCATTATAAGTTCCATTCAATTTCATTTCATCAACCATGTCTGATTTAACGGCGCCTTCCAAAATAGCTAACTCATAATCTCCGCCTAAAATCATATAAGTTTCAGGGAATAAAACTGATGAAATCATAATCTCAATCAGTTTATCATAAGCAAACGAATTTTTCCAGCCCGCCGAAGTAATATAAATCTGTGACTGATTAACTACTTCATCTGGATCTGTACTTCCATCTGGTAATAATCTATCTACGTTTGTTGTAGGAATAACAATTTCATTAAGTGCAGTTTCATCAACCAGGATAACTTCCTCTATAACTCCGCCGTGACGTCTCTGACCACGAGTAGATTCCCTCGCCGCCAATATATCAAGTTCAGAGCCATTCTTAAAGATATATTTAACATTATCTTTTGATTTTTTAGATTGACCTCTATCCCAGTTAATCTCATTTGCAAGTGAAGGAATTAATTTACAAATTTCTTCTACTTTTGAAATTGTGATTAACGCAGCCTGCTCCTTTCCGCCAGTGGTAACAAAAACTTTACTACCTGGGAATAAAATTGCTTTAAGCATTAAACCCATAATAGCTAAGAATGATTTTGAGAAACCACGGGTGAAAGTACAATAGACATATCTATGTCTCATAATCGCTCTTAAAAATACACGCTGTGTAAAACGGAATTTAAAAGTACAATCTGGACCTTTTATATCATCTACAAACAAATCTGGATATTCTCTATAAAATGCAATAAGTTTTCTTATTTCATCAATATTTTCTAGAAGTCTCTCCTCAGAAACTTCTTCCTTCACAACAGAAGAAAGAGGAGAAGACATCTCCAATAACTCTTTAAATGTCATCCTCTTCTCTCTCCTGTTCTAACAATTCATTAAATTCTTCATAATCAGAATCTTCAACTTCAAGATACTCTTCCCCTTCAGCTTCCGCCTGTTCTTTGAGTTGTTTTTCAAGTTCAAGATTTTCTCTACGTCTGATATAATTCTCTAACTGCTGTGATAATGAAGGGTCATTCATAAATAAATCTTTATTATATTTCTTCAATTTATTTAATGCTTCATCATAAATATCAAGTGGTTCATCAGTTTTATATCTATCAATTTTTCCACCATGCTTTTCCGCAAACCAGCAGATTTGACCTACCGCATCAAACTCTCCACTCTTCTCTTCTTTTCTCTGAGCTTCTGTAAATTTTGCGGCCTTCATCATAGCGTCATAAACTCTAGATAATTTCTGATAAGAATCAATATCACCACTATCAAGAGCTTGATTCATTTTTAATGAAGTCTTACAAATCATTACCAATGTATCAATTCTGGCTTCGCCCTGAATATCAAATGATTTCATGAAACCATCATATTTCTTTTCCAGCCAAACCCAATCTTCCGCAGAATACAATCTTCCCCATTTAGTAGCATAGAAAAGTTTTTCTTCATTAGTTAATTCCACAGTTGGAATATCCACTCTCTCGAACGGATTATCATTGACCGGGTACGGAGAGTTACTAGGCGAGGCCGCCGCATCACTTTCAAGGAATCTCCGCTCTAAAGATTTCTGCTCTTGTTCTTCAACATTGAGATTTTTGTAAGTAAGGTATTCCGCCTCATTAATCTCTCCTTTTTCAAAAGCAACTTTCTTTTCTTCAATAAGCTTTTCCATGTCTTCATTTGTATTACCATGAAGTTTTGCTTTTTCCTCAGCCTCTAAACGCATACGTTCTGTATCAGCCCAACACTTTTCATTCCATGGTCTAAGTTTCATACCAGATAAGTATTTACCAAATACAGCACCATTACCTTTAGTCATTTCATATGCGGCTGACTCTGGATCCGCAGATCCCGAAGCCCGCGCTTTAGTCAATGCTTTTTCAAATTCTTTTTCACGCTTTTGAATCCATTGACCTTCAACATATGGAACATCGAATTTTTCTAACATCCACAAAAATGATGGTGGATCGTATGTATTAATATGCATTGTTAAACAACTTTTGCATAATTCACATTTTGTACCATCTTTATATTGGTAAAAATTAACGTCCGCCATAGTCTTACGACATTTTGGACAATAACGTTGTTCAGCCATTCTCTAACCTTCTTTCTATTTCTTATTTCTGCAATCTTTACATATACTATAGAATCCATCTTTGCTTGTTTTATTCTTTGAAAAAAAGTTATTATGTGCTAATTTAACTTGACCACAGCGGCTGCATTTTTTCCATTTACCTGGCTTAATGTTGGTATAGTACCAGGTCAAGTACTCATTGACCGCCGTCTCCGCAATTAATTTTGGTATTTTATTTCTCCATAATGAAGAGATATATTCAACTGAATGTTTAATACCAAATTCTTTTTCTAATAAAGCTTGAATTTCTGTATTTTGTTTTCCATCAATTTTGTAAATAACTAATGAATAATAAAGCGGATAGTTATCTTTAAGTGTAGAATCAACAAGAGCATCAAAATCTTCCATTAACCATTTCGCATCTGAGCCTAGTAATTCCCAAGCATCTTCTTTTAATTTAGCATAATTACAAAGGAGGGCGGAAATGTGTTTTGGATCGAAGAAAGAGATGTAACCATCATTGCGGACTTCGCCTGTTTCTTCATTGATCGAGATGCGATCTTCTAGATTTATCTTGGAGAATGATTTGATTAGGTGCATGCTCCTGTATGGACTTTTGTAGCAACCTTTGATAACATATTGGTCGCGGCGCATTTCTATTAACTGAGTCCATAGGCGGGAAGCCTCTTTGCTCTTGGCTCTTCCTTCATTTTTTAGTCTTTCAAGGCGGCGTTCTGTTGCCTTTATATCATTTACTAAATTTTGTAGAGCAGGGATTTCCGCAATATCAGCTTCTGTAATAGGTTGTTTTGGATGAAGAATCATATTCTTATCATTTGCAATCATATTATAGATGCCATCTTCCCCATTTTCAAGTTTACTAATCAAGCCTTCAAATGATGTTTCATTATCATTGATTGTACTCATTCTATTTTTTGTTAAGATTTGATTTTTATTGAGTTTTTCTTTTTTTGTTTCTTGTTTTAAAATAAATGTTCCTAAAAATTCTAAATAGGCAGGAGTTAACTTTTCTGGAGGAGTATTTGCGATTATCTGTTCTACATTTACAACTCGTTCTTCAGATGTAACTAAAGAATCATCTAATTTTATTTCGTTCATAATCGAACTCCTTTCTGTTTCCTTGATTTAATTATAGCAAAAAATTTTTTGTTTGTCAAGTGAATATCGTTTTTGGTTGTGGATACGCGTGCGTATATTTTTGAGTTGAATTTTTGGTCCGGGAGTTGTGCAGCCAAAACCCATTTTCATTTCCCGCCATAAAAAATCCTGAAATGGTACCCCCCAAAAAGTATTAGGTACGTCCTGTACCTGACCGATTGTGGCAGGCGCTGTGACGAAGGTACAGCGCCTAGTTTTGACACAAACAGAACTTTGCAAAAAAATCGCTACGCTTGAGCAACAACACACAACACACACATTATCACACAATGAACAACAGCACAGCAAAGACACAACAACACAACAATCAATAGAAAGATCAATCATTAGTTAGTTATAACTAACTAGAAACTAACTACACAATAGCAAAGTACAATAAATAGGACTCTGTAAAAAAATAAAAAAAGTATGCAGAAAAGTGTTGACATACACACAACCAGATGTTATAATAAGTATAGTTAAAGAGATAATACAGAGAGAGGTATTGAGTATGAGAACAATAGTAAACACAGTAGTAAAGACAATAGTAGTAGCATTAGTACTTATCACAGTAAGTGCAATTCCTGAGTACATTGATTCACACTACACAAGAGAAGGTTTTGTGTCAGAGGTTGAAGGTGATGTTATCATCATTGAAGACAAGACAGGCAACCTTTGGGAAGTCGAGAGCGAACAGTTAGAGGTTGGACAGAGTGTAAAGATGAAAATGTTCAATGGACACACACACAATACATTGAAAGATGATGAAATAATTTCAATAAAAGTGTTGACAAAATAGTCGACACTATGCTATAATGATTATAGTGAAAGAGAGGTAAACCCAATGAGTAAGAGTTACATTAAAAGATTTGATGATGAGAGAGTATACAGAGCATACTACAACAACTGTCGCAAGAGTAAGAAAGTACAAGCAGTGTCTGGTGGCTTTAGTTGTGTAAGTGGTAAGTGGGAAGTATTAGTAGAATTATACTAGGAAAGAAAGAGAGAGGTAATAACAATGATGACAACAGAAGAAATGATTAAGTATGACATGATAGTGGACAATGGAATAGCAACAGCAGAAGAACTAAACCTTGCATTCAACATGACAGACAATGGTTGGATGTGGACACTTGATAGAGTTGTGTATGTACGAACAGGATACAGTGACTTAGAGAGTTATTTGTTTGAAGAAGAAGATGAGTAAACAAGAGCAGACGAAAGTCTGCTTTTTCTCTTTGGCGGGAAACGATTTCGCAGGCGCGCGCACGGTCGCATTACTCCGCAGCGCGCCTTATTTGCCAGGATCCAGCACTTTGCACAAAATCTCGATCGCATTTTTGTGCAATATTTAGTAAAAAAATATCCCAAAACTACTTGCACTGGGTGTTGTAGTGTGCTATAATAAAGACAGTTAAGAGAGGGACACACAGAGTATAGAAAAGAGAGGTAATGAGTATGAAAACTATTTGGTATGATGTAACTTATAAAATGGATAACGAAACTATTACAGATAGAATGACAAGCGAAGCTATGGTAGCACTTGTAATGATAGGTATTGAAATAATTGATAGAAAAGAAATTTAAAAAAGGGGTTGACAAGTTCAGCCCCAACTGATATAATTAAATCATAGAAAAGAACAAGAGAGGTAACTAAAATGAAGGTTGTAAACATTGAATACGCAGAAGTAAGTCCAGCAGTTCTTGAAATGGAAGTAACAAAAGCAGTTCCAAATGCTTATGTGAGATACAGAGATATTGACGAAGATTTCTTTGAGTTTCACATTGGGGCATGGAATGGCAAAATGACTCCAAAAGAACTTTGCAAAATAGAGGAAGTCCTTGCACAGTATGTGTAAGGGCTTTTTTGGGCGGCGCGCGGGCGGTGGCTCTTTGCCGACTCGCGCCGAATTACCATTATACCACACTCTCGGCATTTTTGTCAAGGGGAATTTTGCACAAATATTACAGATACGGGATCCTGGATCTTGTGCAATTTGCACAAACTTGCATTAAGGGGTTGACAAGCCAGTGTCCGCATGTTATACTGTATACATAGAGAGGTGGATAACATGGATACAACTAGAATTGATGATTTATTAAATAGATTTTTAGCAGATAACGACTTTGAGTGTACTGTATTTGCAGATACTGACTTTGCTTATTATTACGCAAGTTCACGCATTAGTTATTCTTTTGTAGTATCTGAAAGAATGGACAGATTATTTTTAGACTTTGCCAAAAGAAAAGGTTTAACAGTTGATTGTGGCATTTTCCTTTTGTCTTTCTTCCACGAGTTAGGACACAATGAAACTATTGATGATTTAGAAGATGATGAAATGGACTACTGCACAGATGTTAAGGAAACATTAACAGATAGTGACGCAGACGCAGAAACTTATTTTAACTTGATAGATGAAACACTTGCAACAGAATGGGCAATAGATTATATCAATAACAATATTGAAATAGTTGAAAAGTTGGCTATGGACTTGCAGAAAGAATTTGATATTTTTTATAAAAAATATCAAATAAAGGGTTGACAAACCCAGTGCTTTGTAGTATACTTAAATCATGAAAGAGAGGTAATGGTTATGTATAGAATTTATGGTTATTATTACGGAGAGCGTTTTGAAGTTAAGACAGAGTGTGAAGAGTGCTATTATCGCATTCTTGAAACTCCAGGCGTTGCCATTTGGGGTGTGGACTACATCGAGTAGTCCACAAAAATATCAAATAAAGGGTTGACAAACCAGGCAAAATGTGGTATGATGGTTATAGTGAAAGAGAGGTATTTGGGTATGAAGACTTATTACAGATTTTATTTTGCAACTGAAGAAATTCTTGAGTATGATACAGAGCGTGTATCATACAAGGTGGCTTGTAGAAAAGCCAAAGAGTGGGCAGAAATGTCTGCTACCACTTTTGAATATTGTGGGATTGTTTCCCACAATTATTAAAAAAAGTGTTGACAAACAATAGCCAATGTGTTATTATAATAATGTAAGGAGCGGGCAGGCTTCACGAGGAGTGTAGACGCATAGTTGTCAATGTAAGTCCTGTTAAACGCAACGAACACCCTGAAAACAATCCGAGGTGGGAAGCTCGGAAGCCCTTACAGAATTAGAGCCGAAAGGCTCTTTTTTGGCGGCTCGGCGGCGGGCGTGCACTTCCGCCTGGCGCCGAGATTCCATTATACCACAGCCCGCACTATTTTGTCAAGCACTTTTTTGCATAAATTTTGCACAAATCGGATCCCGAAACTTTGTGCAATTTGTACATTGCTTTTGTGTGTGAGGTATGGTATTATAATATTGTCAAGAGGGGATGGCAACTCGGTAACAAGTCCTTAAAAAATTTTCAAAAAGTTGAAAAAACCTCTTGACAAACACAAACCCAGGTAGTATAATAAATACATAAGATAAAGAAAGGCAAGGTACTTAAAAATGACAAAGCAGACAATGATTAGAAATTATAGAAGATTCTCAGCCGCAGAAGGATACATTCTTGGTTTTGCCAAGAACCACAAAGTTTATATGGTAATGGTTGAAGAGATTATGCCAAGATTCTTAACAGTAGAACAAGCAAGTAGAAATCAGGGCGACAACTTAAGATTAAGACTTCGTAAAGACCATATCGAAAGATTTATGACACAGAATCCAATATATATCTGTGAAGAGTCAGAACTCGTAGATAGCAAATGGAATAAAGGCGAAATGTTTGAAAAATTCATCACAGAATATTTTGGGCAGACTTGGGAAAAAGATACAATCGGCTTTGATGTCCAGGGTGACATAAATATCGATGGTGCTGAAATTCAAATCAAGTACAACAACGCAACACTTGTTAATTCAAAAAGAATTAAAAGATTACAAAATCTTGCAAGATAGGGGTTGACAAAACCCCTAGCAAGGGTTTATAATATATATAGTGAAAGAGAGGTAACACCTATGAGAGTATATCAAGTAACATTAGTAGCAAAGAATGGAAAATATAAACCTGTATCAGCACTTGTAAACCGTGAGCATGGCATGGATGCTGACGCAATCAGAAAAAAGGGAATCGAAAAAATCTGCCTCAAGAGATATTGGACAGGTGCAGACCTCAAAAAGTATGGTTATACAACTTGTAAAATTCGAGAGTATGACAAAGAAAAGATTGACAAAGAGAACGCAGAGCGTTATAATAAGATAAAAGAACAAAAGTATGCAACAGGAGAATGGAAAAGACCAAAGGGGGAAACAAAATGACACTTTCACAACTTGTAATCATTTCATTATTTTTTACATTTTTAGCATTATTTTTTGCATTATCAGACTTGACAGATGATTAAAAAAATGTTATAATAAATTATAAAATAAAACAAAAGAGAGGTAATAAT